GTCCAGCTGACGTCAAGCAGATGTGGTAATATTGATTCATCTTGTCCATTGAACTCCAATTCCTTGAAGTCAATAAGATAAGTAGTATTCAGGATTACCATTAGGTCGACGTTCAGGGTGTCTATACAAAATAGGCATCCCGAATTTGAGATCGGCTAATCAGTTCCGTCATTCACAGTCATCTTTAACAAAAGACAAGCTGTGGATTCAAGAAATAATTAACCGATGTCCAAATTTCGACCATTCAACTTGATGGCCAGCTGCAAAGGAACCCTCGCCTAATCATCTTCGGAAACTTGTTAAACTAACATCAAAATATTTTAACATATTAAGGATATTAGCTCAACTATCTTTTAAAGAGGTAAACTCTTTAAGAGAGTAACCGGAGACGATATCTTGAGGGTTGAAGAATTTCTTAGCAAATTCCCCGTATCCTATCACGGATACTAGAGATTTTGCAAGTCCAACTTCAACCCCTAGATCACTCATCACTAACAAGTACATCTTTGCCACTTTCGGATCTAATAAAAGGAGATCATCTCCTAGTATGACATAATCAGTGAATCACTGAGAACGTCTATAGACTTTGAAAGCAGCATACTGTACTATAAAATGGTGAGTTAAGGCAAGCATTGCTCACGAACTTAACGCTCCCATTGGTTGACCCACAGCATATCTCACAGACCCGGAAACTCCAAATTTCTTAGAGATTCCGTTGTCGGGAAGATCATACTTACGGTTGACCAGTAGGTTAGCTCAATGAGTTCCTAAACCTGGAACTCATTTGTTCAACAATGCTACCTGTAAAAATAAGGGTAAACGATCTGTAGCAGCACTGAGATCTAGAGAGGCCACGTATTGAGATTTTCTCTTACGTAGTTTCTCTTGAACTTGAGCCACTGCAGCCTCTTGGTTGAAAGTCCCATCTTCGGCTATACCTCTCAAAATCTTAAATAAAGATTTATGTAAAGGATTCAATAGCCATTGAGTAAGACAATCAACCATAGCGAATACCCGTACTTTTCCAGGCTCCTCCTTATATGCTAAACGGCCCAGAGACATTTTAGCCCGACAGGCAGGGGTTTTGATTAAGAGGTTGGCCAAGAAATTAAATTCTTGCCAGCTCTCCTTAACCATAATCCTGACTGAATCGGACGACTTAGGGGTTTCAGTAAAAAATCATTCCACTGATCTCCATAAGTCTTTATTCCGTCTTAAGG